TAAATAGATATGATTCCATTGACTCTGCTATAAGAGATATGATAGATAGAGTAACAAGTTATAGAGAGTTTGATATGAATTTTTCAGTTTTACCTGTACATGATAATAGTAAGGATTTAAATATTTCAATAAAAACTAGAAGAATATATAAATCTAATAGAGTTTTAGGTATAAATATAACAGCAATTTAAAAATCCCCTTGACAAGTATCAATATATGTATTATATTGTTTACTATAAAGTCCACTTATAAAAAATTTAATCGGTTAATTTTTAGGTATTTTGTACTATATTATTAAGTGGACAGTAATTTAAACATTTGAGAAAAGGAATAAGATTTATGGAATTTTTTATTAAGACTGCAGAAGTGCAGAGAGCGGTTAAGTTATTAAGTGTTTCCGCTAAAGTAAATACATTATCTTTTGAAGGCAGGATTTTGGTTCGTGCTGAAGAAGATAGTGTTAAGTTCTTATCAAACAACGGTAAGACAGGGGTGTCTTATGTTGTTCCCGCCAAAGTAATCACACCAGGTGAGACTTCAGTGGTTTACAGTAAAATTAAATCATTTTTGATGACATTTCAACCATGGGATGGAGAAACTGGTGCTGAAGAATTTCATTTTATTATGGAAAATGGTAAAATGAATATTAAAACTAGTGTTAAGCACCTTAATGGTCAAATAGCTAAAAGTAATTTGAAAGTAGATACGATTCGATCTGACAATATACCAAAGATTGAGGCGGTGGAAGAGCCCAATATGATCCTTAATTCAAGTATTATTAAGACAGCTGTTGATAAAGTTCTTTATGCTGTTAATCCAAAAGATACTCAAACTAATTATGCCCAATGTATATGTATGATTTTCACAGAAGATCATGTAAGCTTTGTTGCTACTGATGGTAGGGTTCTTTGTGAGTACAAAGTTAATAATGATTGTAGCTTAAAAGAAGGGGCATATTTGTTAACACATGAGTTTATTATGGGACTCAGAAGAATAATTGTTGATGATGTACAGCTCTTTTGGCAGATTGATAAACGCATCGCTAAAGTTGATTTTGATAACATTATTTTTCAAGGATATATTCAAGGGATTAATTTAAAAAGTGAGTATCCTGATTATAAAAAACAATTTACGTTGTTTGATTCTTCTGTAGAATTAGAAAGAGATATGTTAGTTAATGGTCTCTCTTCCTTTGTTGATATTCTGGACGGTGAAGATTTTAATAGGGTTTCTTTTGAGATTAAAGACAAAAAGTTAAGCATTAGAACTGATGTTTCTAATTTTGAAGTGGAGGATACTAATCTACCAGAGGATTTATCTGTAATTGTTGACGTGAATGGTAAAGATATGTTAAATACACTTTATTCTATGAGTGACGAGGATGTAGCTATTAAATTTATAGATGAGACTAAAGGCTTGGTGTTTGATTCTATTGGTTTTGAAAAACAAAAAGCTTATGTTACTAATCTTATGAGGCGCTAAATGAACAGCCTTTAGAGCCGCAATCCCCGAACGGTGTTCGGGGTTAGGCTCTTGACAAGTAGGATTTAATGCTTACTATTGGTTTTGGATATACTTTTTAATAACATCTAAAGGAGCACCGCCAGTGGATACTACAAAATACTCAGAAGACCAAAGAGTTCTGGAATGTTTTCCCCAATACGGAAAAGTATATTTGTTGTGTAGATACGAAGAAGACCGTACTTTTAGTGCTCCTATAACACTACCAAGATTGTCTTGTGGTGTTGTTTCCAAAAGAAAATGTATGTGGTCTTCTTCGCCGTTTATTTCAGAAATGCTTAAAGACATTCGTTTAGCCATTTCTGGGAGAGTTAAAATCAAATCTTGGAGAATGTGTTGATGCAGAACTTTATATCGAAACTTGGTAACAAATACAACATGGTAAACGAGAAAGAACTTGCAGTGTGTCTTACTTTTAAGGTCGTTATACCTCATAATCTTACTCCTATTTTGGATGAGTTGTATCAAAAAGCATCTGTTTGTGTTAATAGAATGTTAGAAGACAGAACCAAATCTTCTTCAAAATATTACAAAGAGATACCTTGTGTTCTTGCTAAAAGTCTTATTTCTAAATACCAAAGAAATAAGAAACTAAAAAAAGTTAAAAATCTTGTTTTACCTGTCTGTGGAGATAAAGGAAAACAAGTAAAGATTGTAGAAGGTGGCATTAGAGTTCCAGCCTTTTTCAAAAAATCTATTTTACCAGTCAAGTTCCCCAAACCCATTTCTGGATTTATTAGACAGGTAGAGTTTTTCAAAAGAAATGGGAAATGGTTTATGTCCTACTCTTATAACACTCCTGCCTTACAAGAGCAGGAAGTTCAAGGCTTTCTTGGTGTTGATAGAAACAGTGTAGAAAATGTTGTAGTTTGTGCGGATGTTATGTCTGGAAAAGTTAGGAAGTTAGGACCAGATGTATCTGGAATAACTAAAAACTTTCGTAATAGAAGGAAAAACTTACAGAAGAAAGGAGCTAAAAATGCTTTAAAGAAAATCAGAAGAAAACAGTCAAATAGAGTTAAAGATATTAATCATAAAGTGAGTCGTTCCGTTGTTGACTATGCCAAATCACATCGTCTTGCTATTGTATTAGAAGATTTAGGAAAGATTTCCAAGAAAGTCAAAGCCAAGAGATATGTTCAGAAATCTCAATGGTCTTTCTATCAGTTGGAAACTTTTGTCAAATATAAAGCATCTTTGCTTGGCATACCCATCTATTTTGTAAACCCAGCTTATACAAGCCAGCTTTGCTCAAGGTGTGGAAGTATCAACAAACCAAACGGAAAGAACTACAAATGTTCATGTTCTCACTTTGACCATAGAGACTCAAATGCAGCCTTTAATATATCTGCTAATGGGTGGTTTCTTTATGAGCAAACGGTTGGACACAGTGCTTCAGCCGTGCGGTCTATTGGTGGTCCGCTAAACCAGGGTTCCGAAAAGGCGGTTCAACTGGAATCGTCGGGCGGTGCCCGATGAGCATCAATGAGAATGACCCTAAACTAAAGAAATTACAGCAATCTTTAGATGATTTTACTTCTGGAAACTTTCTTATACCTGATGATGTCAAAAGAGATAATTTAGTTAGGTGTTGTATTGACATACTTAAAGATTGTGGTTATATTATAAAAATACCTGCAAAGAATGTAAGTAATGTTACTAATATGAATGATTTAATATTACATTATTATACTAGATTGGATAGGTTTTATCCTAATATTCGTCCAAATAGGGATGAAAAAAAAGATAGGAAAATAGGTTCTGATTTAATAAAGCGTATTAAAAATGACTTTAATTTGGAATATAAATCTGCCCTTTTAGAAGCTGTAAAAATAATAGATATTATACTAGCTAATCCAGATAGATTTGAAATAGAGCATGGTATGGTAGGTAGTTTTTCTATATTAGGCCAGGGAAAAATGAAGTGGTTAACAGATAAAGCAATATCTGCTTTAAACAGTACGGAGTATCAGGATGCCCGTAGTATAGAGCTTGCTGATAAGTGGGGAGAAGAGTATTTGGCATCAAATGGTAAGGAGTTAGGATATTTATAAGGAGATTTTATGTCTAAAAAAACTGAAAAGAAAATTAAAGAAGAAGAAAGTAAGCAATCAGAAGCTAAAGAAGATGTTGCTTTAAAGGCTATATTTAAGAAATACGGCAATGTTGTTTCTGCAGTATCTAATTCAAATACTAATATTAAAACAATTAGTACAGGCTCATTGAGCCTAGATCTTGCTTTGGGCCGTGGTGGAATGGCTTTGGGTAGGATTTATGAGGTATTTGGGCCTCATAGTGGTGGTAAGAGTACACTTGCTGTCAATGTAGTTATTCAAGCACAGAGAAGGGGCCTTAAATGTGCATATATTGATGCAGAACATGCAGTAGATCCTACTTTGTTTGCTAATTATGGTGTAGACTGCGATGATTTGCAATTAATTCGGGCCTATGGTGGGGAGGATAATTTAGATATTCTTGAACGACTTGTTAAAACAGGTATCTATGATGTGTGTGTTATAGATAGTATAAGTGCATTATTACCCAAGGTTGAGGCAGAAGCAGATATTGATAAAGATCATATGGCTCTTTTGGCAAGGTTAATGAGTAAAGCTATGCGAAAGATTACACCTATTGCAGCAGAAACTAATACACTTTTGATTTGGGTAAATCAGATCAGAATGAAATTAGGATCTTACGGCTGTTTTCACTATGATACTTTGGTTAATTTTGTAGATGGTAGAAGTATACCTATCGGTAAAGTAGTAGACGATAAGATACAGGGCAATGTGTGGTCTTTTAACGAAGAGACAGAAGAAATAGAATCTAAGCCTATAATAGGTTGGCATTATAATGGTGATGTTGAATGTAATGAAGATTTTTTACATATAGAGACTGAATCTATTGATGGTGGTGGAAGATTTGGTTTTACCTGTACACCTAATCATGAAGTACTTACTGATGGTGGATGGAAAAAAGCGGAGGATTTATTATTAGATAGTGAATTGGTGTCCAAATATAAGCAGACAGTTAATGGTACTTATAGTGATTTTTTAGCAGGAATTTTGGTTGGTGACAGTCATATCTCTATAAGGAATAAAAATACTGGAAGCCTTAGACTGCAAGATAGTAGTAATAAAGATTATATTAGTTGGAAGTTGGGTAAACTACATAATTTTATATCTTTCAATAAAGTTGAGTCTTCTCTTGGTAAAGTTAGATATGATAGTGAATATACTTATGAATTTTCTAAGATTAAAAGAGAATTAGGTAGACGAGATCCAATGTATTTATTGAATAATTTTACAGCCATGGGTTTTGCGGTTTGGATTATGGATGATGGTAATTTGGATCTTAATGATGGGCATAGACGTTATGGACTTTCAATTAAAAGATTAAAGGGTAATGTTGATGCATTAGAGGAGATAAAAAATAAGTTTATTTCTTTAGGATTTGCTTGTAAGTATTATATTGAAACTGGATTTTTACAATTTGAGACTTCTGAAACTGACAATATAGCTAATGTTATTTGTAAATATGTGCCTAAATGTATGGAATACAAACTTCCTATTGAGTATAAAGGTAAATATAAAGAATTTACTTTAAGTAATACTTTAAGTTTATGTACTGATATAGTTAGGATTAAAGAGATTAGGCCTGCTTCTAAAAAACAATTAAGGAAGATGAGAAAATTTGACATTTCTGTTAAAGACAACTGTAGCTATATGGTGGGTGGTAGCCGAAATGGGGTAGTAGTACACAATTCACCAGAAACTACTAGTGGAGGAGAGGCTTTGTCATTCTTTGCTACAGGAAGAGTCACAGTTAGAGGCCCTGAAGCTAGATCTCGTAGAATTGTTGATTCAAGTGGTGAAGTGATCGGGCATACTGCAGAGCACGAAATTGTAAAGAATAAATTAGGTGAACCTTTTAAAAAGGCATCACTTAGATTAATTTATGGTAAAGGCTATGATTTCGATTGGGAAATGCTGGATATGGCAACTAGTTTAGATATCATTGAACGTGCAGGCTCCTGGTATAAATATAAGGGGGAGAATATTGGGCATGGCGAGTCGAGTGCATTAGAAAAAATTAGAGAAGATAGAGAATTATTTAGTAAGGTGAAAAAAGAAGTTATAACCACATTAGGGTTAGGAGAACAATATGAGCTTCATAGCAACCCAGGTCCTTTGTATGCTGGAGAATCTATTTCCAGCAAATCCACATAAGAGGGTTTTTTCTGAAATATATGTAAGATTTAGAGGGAGTAGATTGTTTTTTGACTTCTTTGTTAAAGAGTTGTCTCTCTATGTAGAAGTACAGGGGAGACAACACACTAACTTTGTTAAGCATTTTCATGGTGATAAAGAGACATTTCAACAACAAAAATATAGAGATAATTTAAAAAGAATTTGGGCCGAAGAGAATGAGGTCTGTTTAATACGTTTTAATTATGATGAGGATATAACTGAAGAATTGGTTCTTAAAAAAATTAATATAGGGTTAGAGGAAGGTTTTTATGAATGATTTATATAATATTCGTACAATTTCTCCAGATTCAATACGTTATGGGAAAGATTGTAAAGACTTTGTATGTTTAAACGATGGAACTATTATTGGGGACTGTAGGTATTGTAATTTAAGTAATCAATGTGTTCAGGTTGATGTTATTGGTGGAATTCCTGTGCCCATGGAATCTAATACTTTAGAAATAAGAAACCCAAATACTGGGGAAGTTGTTGAAGAAGTTCATTATTGTACAGGATTCCATGATTTGAGACCCCTTAAAGAGAGAATTGAGGATGATAAGGTAAGATGATGGATACTACTCTATTTTCATTTAGTAATGTAAAAATAAATAAAGACTTGATGAATGAGATATGGGCTTTTGATCCCAATACTTTAGGAAGTTTAGATTCATTAACTATAAGTAAGTACTCTATGGCACTTGCACAATATTTAGTTTATTTTACTTATCAGGTAAATCAAACCAAAGCAATTCTTATGGATAAGCGGAGATTTTTCGATTCTTCAATTGTAATTTCACTTAATAAAGATATCCTTAAAGAATACAAAACTAAAACTGCTGCTACAGAATATCTGATAAGTACTAATCATGATCTTGGACAACTTCATCAGGAAATAGGTAATTTACAGAATGAATTAGCTAGACTTGAAGGGATGGATAGAAGTATTAGTGAATTTATAGCTACATTTAAACGAGAACTTACTCGTAGAGAAAAAGAGTTGTTTACTACAAGACAAGAGAGGCGTTAATATGGAATTACAAATAAAGGAAAAGTTCTGTCGTCCAACAGAAGAGAGGGCTGTACTTTCTTTTTGCTTTAAGAGTACTGATTATTTTTACGATATAATTTCAAAAATGTCGGATAAGGATTTTCTTTACCCTGATCATCAGATGTTATTTGTTTTAATGAAGGGTATATTAGAAAAAGGCGCTAACACTATAGATTTATCTATGGTTATAGGTCAAGCACAAAGTAGTGGTGTTATAGATGTTATAGGGGGTGCTCCATATGTCCAGTCAATTAGTAATATAGAAGTATCTTCAGATAATTTTGAGAAGTATATTGATTTAGTTTTAGAAGCAAGTACCAAATATAGAGCTTATGTAAAGCTTCAACAGCACATGGAGTTTATTGCTCAAAATGCCCATGAAGGAAAAAGTAGCAGTGAGTTAATTGGAAGTATTGAAGCAGATATGTTAGATATGACTGTTAGATCTTTGGCTAATGATGATGCTGTAGAATTGAGTTCTACTTTAGATTCTTTTATAGAAGAGAGAAGAGATAGACGTATTGAGATGTCTGGAATGTCCACTGGTTATACTATTTTAGATAAGCAAATTGATGGAATGATACCTGGTACACTTATGGTAATTGCTGCCAGAAAGAAGATGGGAAAAAGTACATTTATTACTAATATCGGTTGTCATGTTGCTTATAATTTAGAGGTACCTACTCTCTATATAGATACAGAGCTTTCTTTTTCAGAATGGCAAACAAGAGCTTTAGCTAAAATGTCTAAAGTTAAAGAGAGGGATGTTAAACATGGGGGCTGGTCTCCTCAACAGTTGATGGCGATAGAAGATGCAAAAAGACGTATGTCAAGAGGAAAAATATTTCATAAATATATGCCTGGATATTCTGTTGAAAAAGTAGTAGCTTTATGTAAGAAGTATAAGATTAAAGAGAATATTGGACTTATTATTTTTGATTATATTAAAGAACCTGATTTGTCCTCTACAGATGGATCTAGAAAAGAACATCAGCTGTTAGGGGATATTACTACTAAACTAAAGGATCTTGCTGGGATATTGGATATTCCAGTTTTGACCGCTGTACAGCTTAATAGGGCAAATGATATAGCTGACAGTGATAGAATAGCTAGATATGGTGATATTATAGCGATGTGGGGTCCAAGAACTGAAGATGAAAAAGAAATGGCAGGCCGCAGTGAATGTGGAAATTATAAAATTCATATTCAAGATACTCGTAGAGGCGGTAGTACTTGTAAAGAAGGTATTGGTTATTGGTTTTTTAAACAATATTTAGACATAAAAGAGGTAATACCAAAACATCAATACTTTATACATAATCATATTGAGGAGTCTAATAATGATGACGCAGACGAAGCGACCTTCAGGTTATACAACGATAAAGACGCGATCACTTGATGATCAATTGAGTTTTAGGGATCGTATAGACTCAGTCAAACAGATAATAGATCCAGCATTTTTACTTGAACAGTTGGGGTTTACTATTGAGAGTGAATCTACTAAAGAGATTAGAGCTGCTTGTTTAATACACGGTGGTGACAATACTACTTCCTTTAGGGTTAACAAAGAGTTAAATACTTGGGTATGTTTTTCTCATAAATGTCATGAAACTTATGGGAACGATCTATTTGGTTTAGTTAGAGCTATAAATAAATGTACTTTTATGCAAGCTTTAGAGTTCCTTGAAGATCTTACTGGTAGTAGAAACGTTAGTAGAGATAAATTAATATTGTATAAACAAAGAAAAGAAAAACAGGAGTTTATTAGACAAAGTAATATTGTTTCAGAAAAATCTTCAATAGTAAATGAATCTAGATTAAAGTTTTATAAGCCTTATAGATCTTCTTTATTTTTAATTGATGGTTTTAAAGAAGAAACTTTAGATTATTTTGAGGTGGCTGGGGGCTATAGTGATAAGGATGGGCTTCTTAGGGATATAATTCCTATAAGAAATCATAAAGGTGATTTAGTAGCTTATAGTTTAAGAGATATAAGAAGAAATGTTGAGTACCATAAGAAATATAAACTTACTCCTGGTTTTGACAAAGACACTGTTTTATATAACCTTAATAATATTAAGGATTTAATACAAGAAAAAATATTAATTATTGTGGAAGGGTTTAAGAGTGTCTGGAGACTTTATGAATTGGGAATTAAAAATGTTGTTGCCTGTATGGGATCAGGAATTACTACAGGACAAGTCAATCTTCTTTGCACATATGCCCACCAAGGAGTATGCTTCTTTTTTGATAATGATTATGCAGGTGCTTCAGCTATAGGAAGATCTTTTGATCTTCTTAATGGTAAGATGCCTCTTTTTGTTGAAATAATAACAGAAGTTAATGAAGATGGTGAAGGACTTGACCCTGCGGAGTTGACCGATGAACAAATATTTTATTATATGAAGGATTATATGTAGGAGGAAAAGTATGAATGAGAGTTTAGGAGAAAATTTTGTTACGTTAGTAGGAAAAATTTCTAAAAAGGATTATAAATTAGTTGGACAAAACAATTTATCTTTGTTAAAAGGTACTTTAGCTATTCCAACGCCTAATGGTGCATTTCAGTATGTTAAAATAGCGGCCTGGCATGGTAATGCTGAAGCACTGAATGAACTTAAAAAAGGGGTATTTGTTAAGATACATGGGCATATTGAGGAGAGTTCTTTTGACGGTAAGTGTAGATACTGCAAAGCGCCTGAAAAGAAATATTGGACAGAAGTCGTAATTGATAATTTTATTGTAATGGAGAGTGTGTAATGAAAGAAACAGTTTATGAAGGGCTACCAACTATGTCGCTGTTACCTTTAGCACCAACCAGGTTTAAGGTAGTGGATGAGATAATGATTAAATTACCAAGAAGGGGTAATTATAATGAAATAAGCCCAGAAGTTTTTGATGAGGCTGCTGGAGATTTTGACCTATTAGTCGATGGTGTTCTATATATGCCATCTATTACTAGAGTTTTACTTGCAACTAATCAGTATCCCAATTTAGAGGGTAATCAGATTTTTACCCCACAAGCACTACTTTTTAATGATGATTCAGTAGAAATTAAAGGAAGTATAATTGAAATTTTATCTGTTATGGAAGGAAATTAAAATGGAAAATCAAAATCTTTTAGATACTTTACATAGATGTTTACGTTGTGATGAGCTAGCTTATGAGGAAGAGAATAATAAATACTCATGTAGTGAATGCGATTTTACTTGGGAGGTAGACAATATTGAAGCGGATGAGGGGCATTAAGAATGGAGCTGATATTTTAAGTTTAGATATATCAGCCTCTTGTACTGGTTGGTCTGCTATAAATCATGAAGATGGGGTGTTTATTTATGGGAATATTACTACAAAAGCAAAGCTACCTACAGCAGCAAGATTGGATAAATTTAGGGATGAATTAAAATTTTTACTTAGTAAGTATAAACCTAGAGTAGTTGTTATTGAAGATACTTTTTTAGGTAGAAATCCTTTAGTAAATAAATTACTTTCTAAATTTGCTGGTGTAGCTGAACAAACAATATTTGAGTACCGTAAGGCACCCCCTTATATAGTAAGTAATAAGACAGTTAAAGCTTTTTTTAAAGCTAAAGATAAAGAAGCTCTTTTTAATATCATGTTAGATTTATTAGAATGGGACCCAGGATTTTACCCATTTAAAAAATATAATGATGTAGTGGACTCTATAGCACAACTTATTTATTGCTGTGACTCTATATTAAAAACGAAAAAACACAGAACGGAGCACGAATATGGGTTCAAGTACAAAATCTAATTTAGAATCGTATATGGTTAGAGAAAATTTAAAGATTGAGATGCTACAAATTTTTATTGAGATGGCCCAAAGAAAAAATATTAAATTGACGGAAGAAGAAAAGGAATATGTTTTAGACAAAACAGATGAATTAGTTGATTTATATGATGTGTCGGGTCAGTATAGATCGATTCAGCTTAAAAGCGAGGGTGTTGATGAGGTAGAGTTTAACATTGTGCCGATAGAAGATGTTGAACAAATGGTTAATAATTTTAGAGAAGCTATGGCAAAACTTATGTTTGAAGTTATTAAAATGGGTTTAATGTGTAGCGATTATAATATTGACAAATAATTAAGGAGTGATTATAATATGAGTAAGCAAATAAAAATCAGTGCCACTAGAATTAGTTCTTTTTTGCGCTGTAAAAAGAAATACTGGTTTCAGTATGTACAGCATCTTCCCAAGATGTCAAATCCATCTTTTAAATTAGGTATTGCCTGCCATGAATCTTTAGAGATGGCAGGAAAGATTTGGATGGAGAAAGGTAAATTAGAAAAACAAGATGTTAAAAAAATATTAAAGTTCTATGATGAAGTATCAGTCAAAGAAGGTATTGAAGAGATGGAGGTGCATTCGATCGGAAGAGACCTTGTTAAGTCCAGACTTGATAGTTTTGATTTAGGTACTAAAATAGTAAGTTTAGAGGAACAATTTGGTTTTCCTAATAGCCAACATCCAGATCTTAAAACACCTTCAGGAGTACCACTTATAGGCGCTATGGATAAGGTAATAGAGCTTGATGAGGATACACTACTTGTAGTAGATTATAAGACTTCAAAAACAGCTCCTACACCTGATCAATTAAAATCTGATCTACAGTTGTCTTTGTATGATCTTGTGGCTCAAATTTTATACCCACAATATAAAAGAGTTATTTTATGTTTGGACATGTTAAAGTCCGAGCCTGTTTATTCTTATAGAACACCAGAACAACGTAAGGAATTTTCTGAATATTTAGACACTGTTTATGAAGCCATGTGTTCTTTGAAAGAGGATGATGTTAAGCCTACTTTAAATGTTTTTTGTCCGTGGTGTGATTATAAAGATTACTGTGAAAAATATACAGATGCTTGTACTAAATCAGATTATGAATTTATGCCAATAGCTAATATGTCAGATGATGAAATAGTGGCTGAATGGGATATGGTTAAAAGTACCGCTAAGATTTTAGATGTAAGGAAAAGAGAACTTGATATGATTATGATGGAGAAGATTAAAAATTCTGGTTCAGATTTGAAGGGTGAAGAGGTGCAGGTGTTTGTAAGACAGAACGCTCGAACTAATTATGACGCCAAGACAGTGAAGGAATTAGTTCCTTATGAGGACTATGTAGAAATGTCTTCTCTTAATAAAAAAGCTGTGGATTCTTATTGTGCTAGAAATCCCAAAGTTAAAAAGAATATTATGAAGGCAGCGACCACTAATTTTACATCACCATTTTTAGCAACTAAAAAAATAAAGAAGTAGACAATGGGTAAAAGACTAACATATGAATTTGTGAAGAGCAAGTTTGAGGAAGAAGGTTATGAATTATTAAGTGGTGAGTATATTAATTCTAAGACAAAATTAAAGTATAGGTGCCCTAAAGGGCATGAACATCAAATAGGTTTTTCAGAGTGGAAAAAGGGACAGCGTTGTCCACATTGTATTCACGACAGCTTCAGGCACCGTTATAATTATGTTAAAGAATGTATTGAGAGTGAAGGATATACTTTGGTTAGTAAGGAATATGTTAATAACCGTTCCAAATTGAATTTAATTTGTCCGAAAGGGCATAGTACTAGTATGACTTTTGGTAATTGGCGAATAGGCTTTAGGTGTAAATACTGCGCTAAAAATGTAAAGTTCACATTAGATTTCGTGAGAGGTCAGTTTGAGAAAGAAGATTATGTCTTACTTTCACCAACCTATATAAATCAAAAACAAAAACTTAAATACAAATGTCCTTATGGGCACAAACATGAAATAACTTTTACTGATTGGTATAATGGTGAGTATAGATGCCCAACTTGTTATGCTGTAAAGATGTTCGGCCCTGGAAACCATGAGTGGAGGGGTGGAGTGTCTAATGGTCCTTATTGCTCTATTTGGAAAGATCAAGAATTCAAACAAGATATACGTGATAGGGATGGAAACAAATGTCTTAATCCAAGTTGTTACTCTAATAATCCAGACGACTTAACTATTCATCATATAGATTATGTTAAAACTAATTGTGAACCTAAAAATCTAATAACTGTATGTAGGGCATGTAATAATAGAGCAAATAAAGAAAGAAATTGGCATAGGGCTTGGTATAGAGCCATTATGTTTAAAAGATATAATTATAAATATTAAAAGGAATCAAATTATGGTAAAGAAAAAAATTAATAAAAAGACAAGAGTGTTAGCCTACTGCGATAGCCCCACCTCAGCAACTGGGTTTTCCACCGTATCTAGAAATATTTTTGAAAGTCTCTATAGGACTGGAAGGTATGATGTTGATATTTTTGGGATAAATTTTTGGGGAGACCCGTTTGACCACACACATATGCCTTATAGAATCTGGCCGGCCGGAACCAACCAAGAGCGCGATCCTTATGGGCGGAAGAAGTTCTTTAATATGGCCCAACAGATGGAATTCGACATATTGTTCTTGCTTCAGGATACATTTATCCTATCGTTTATGCCCCAACTGATTGAGCAGTTAAAATTGAAAGGTCGAAAGTTCAAATCTATTTGTTATTATCCAATTGACGGTCAACCCAAACCTGAATGGATAAACAGTGTTAATGCTGCTGACTATCTTGTGGCTTATACAGAATGGGGCAAAAAGATGTCAGAGAAAGTATTTCCCAGCGTACAGGACATTAGAGTAATACCGCACGGGGCCAACATAACTGATTATAAAGTTGAGAAAGATGATGCGGTATTAAATTTTAGAAAGGCTTATCTTGGAAAACATGCAGATAAGTTTGTAATAACCAATTTAAATAGAAATCAACAAAGAAAAGATATACCAAGAACTATAGCTGCATTTGCTGAATTTAGAAAACAGGTGCCCGATTCTATTCTATATTTACATATGGCTTATAAGGATCAAGGCTGGAATCTCCATGAAGTAGTTAAAAACTACGGTATGAATACAACTGAAGATGTAATCTTTCCAGAAAATTTTAATGTCAACCAAGGTTATCCGCGCGAAGTTGTGAATATGATTTATAATATGTCAGACCTAATTGTTAGTACTTCTGTCGGTGAAGGTTGGGGCCTTTCTTGGATCGAGGCTATGGCTACAAAGACACCTGTTCTTATGCCTGGAAATACTGCTATGGTTGAGAATATTACAGAAGATAGAGGATATTTAATTGATAGTGGAAGTACTTCTAGTGAATTCATCATTATGCCAAAAGATAATGATGTTTGGAGACCTTTGTGTAATGTAGATGATATGGTGGAGAAGATGATCCATATTTATAATAATTACCCTGAAGCCATTGAAAAAGCTGAAAATGCTTATAAATGGGTTAGATCTGAACTCAATTGGCAGGGAAAAGTTGCTAGAAAATGGGTGTCTTTATTTGATGAAGCACTTATGAGTAGTAGGCAGCCCCATACTAATGAATCTGATATTCCAGGTGAGGATATTGAAAAATTAATTAAAGGTGAGTCACTTTAAAGGGTTGACAATGTATAAATGATGCTTACTATATAGATAGTAAGAATAAAATAACACCACAGTTGAGCGGCTTGTCCGCTCCAACTTGCTGGTTATTGGAGCAAATATGTTTTCTTATATGAACCCACTAATGTGGTTTAATTATCCCACCTTGATGAAGGATATGTTTATTCTCAAGGTTTCTAATTTTTTCCTTAAGCTGAGAATTCTCAGACTCCAATTTAGTAATTCTTTTCTTAAGTTGAAAATTTTCTTCCTTAAGGTTGAGAACTTTTTGTTGAAGTTTATCTATGGGTATTGAATCGTTAGTCATTTAGGTCCTCTTATTTGACTTAAATTAAAAGGAATAACGCCTAAGTTGAGTGGTTTATCAGCTCCAACTTGTGGTTATTAAAGGAATTAATATGAAATTACCAGTTAATTACGATGAACTGGAGCCTCATGAGAGAAGAAAAGTTAGAGAGGCTTACATTAAGAAGCAAGGTGGAGTGTGTCATTGTTGTAAGGAACCTTTACTTGGACCTCCTAGTGAGAGTGTGCAGGATGTTTATATTAACAAAGGTCTATTTCCTAATGGATTTTTTAAATGGCCAGTACATTTACATCACAGTCATGATACTGGTATGACAATAGGTGCTGTACATGCAAGATGTAATGCTGTGTTATGGCAGTACTATGGAGAATAATTAAAAGGAGGATATTTAATGTTAAAACCAATTTTTATTGAAGCAACTAGTTTATCTGACGCTTGGTTTCAGGCACTTTATAGATGTGTGGAACTAGGTAGAGAGTTTACTATTGATAAAGGCTCATTTGAGGGTCAGAAAAGATTGGAGTTTGATTATATTACTGTACATATTAAAACTCCAGACAAAGGTGATTTATTACCACAGGTAAATCCTGTTTTAGGGTTTCCTAACCCAGTAGCAGATGATTATTTAGATAATTATCTTCCTTATCTAATGACAGATGAGGAAAAAGAAGGTGAATCCTATACTTATGGTCAGCGTATTTGTGCTGGCAGAATCGATCATATGGTAGCACAAGATCTACTAAACCCCATAGTTCAAGAAAATTTCAATGAATTAGTCGACCTTAATATAATTAAGGGTGGGTTTGTGAAAAGGAAATCACTAGCCACAATCAATCAAATGGAATTGATGATTTGGATGTATAAGAACCATGGGCATCGTAACAACCAGATGATTATGCAGGTAGGTGCTCCTGGTGACATGTATATAGATGATCCTCCATGTCTTAGGGCGATTGATACACGTATCCAAGATGGTAAGTTGCATTTTTTCCCATATTTTAGGTCGTGGGATTTGTTTGGTGGATTTCCTGCCAATTTGGCAGGCATCGAGATGATGAAACAATATTGTGCTGAACAGATTGGTGTGGAAAATGGTGAAATTATAGCGTCTTCTAAAGGATTACATGTTTATGATTATGTTTGGGAGATTGCGGAAGCAATAAGAGGTAAATCTATGGAGGAGTTTAGAGGTGCCTTATAAATACGATGACCTAACAGGAAAGACTTTTGGAAAACTTACAGCTTTGGAGGTTGTTGGTAGGGCAAAGAATAGAACCATTCTTTGGAGGTGCAGATGTAGTTGTGGTGCCGAAACTATAGTTAGAGCAAATCACTTAAAGCATAGGCACACTACCAGTTGTGGTTGTTTTCATAAAGAAAAATTAACTGATTTGTATGTTAAAGATTTAACCGGCCAGCGATTTGAAAGATTAGTAGTGCAGTCCCGCTCTAATAAAAAGGTAGGCCGAGCAGCTACTTGGCACTGTTTGTGTGATTGTGGTAATGTGATTGAAACAACTACTTCTTCTCTAACTACAGGTCATACTAAATCATGTGGTTGTCTTCATTTTGATACTATATGGAAGGGTGGAATTTCGTGTGGTCCTTACTGCCAAAATTGGACTAATGAGTTCAAAAATTATATAAAAGAACGTGATGGGAACAAATGCTTAAACCCCTATTGTTATGGTGGTGATGGGGTACTTGCTGTTCATCACATTGATTACAATAAAAAGAACTGCCATCCTTCGAATCTTATTACAGTTTGTAGATCTTGTAACTCGCGGGCTAACAAAGATCGAAGGTGGCATAAGGCTTGGTATCAGACGATTATTAAAAGGAGATATAATTATGAAAATTAAAGGTATTAGATATACAGGTCCACTACTTGATCAATCTGGTTATGGTAAAGCAGCGAGAGGGAACATTCTTGCACTACATAAAGTAGGCGTACCACTCAATTTGAATCCGATATCTTTTGAGAGCAATCGTCCAAATCTTGGCAAAGATGGTGAGATGATCTATAGTCTAATTAATAATGGCGTTGATTATAATGTTAATTTAATACACTCAACGCCTGAACATTGGCAAAATCATGTTATTAATGGAGCTGCAAATATTGGAATAACCATCTGGGAAACGAGTAAGCTTCACCCAACTTGGCCTATGTATATCAACAAGACAGTGGATAAAGTTTTGGTAGGTTGTGAATGGAATAAAGATGTATTCGAAACTAGTGGTGTTACTAAACCTGTTGGTGTGGTTCCTCACGGAATTGCATCCGACAGTTTTAATAATGTGACCCCTTATAATATTGAGGGCGTTGGTGATAAATTTATGTTTTATAGTGTTTTTCAATGGCAAGAACGGAAGAACCCTAAAGACCTTATAAAGGCCTACTGGCATGCCTTTTCAGGACATGATGATGTAGTTCTTGTTCTTAAAACCTATAGATTTGGGTATAGTGATGAAGAAAAAACTGCAGTAAGAAATGAAATTCTTAATCTGAAAAAACTTACCCCAATGCCACACTACCCAAAGATCATTTTAATATCTGATATGCTCACTGAAGATGAAATGCTTGGCCTTCATGCAAGAGGGGATTGTTATGTCTCACTTGATCGTGGAGAAGGTTTTGGTCTTGGTGGTTTTCAGGCCGGCGCTTGTGGAAATCCTATTGTAATAACAGGCTTTGGTGGGGCAACAGAGTATGCAAAAGATAATAATAGTTATCTTGTAGATTATACACTAACTCCAGTTTCTGGTATGCCTCAATCCCCTTGGTATAGAGGGGATCAGCTTTGGGCTCAACCAGATGTTCTAAATGCGGTTGAACATATGAAATTTGTCTATTTTAATAGAGAGGTTGCAAGGGATAAAGGTAGAAGATTAAGGGAATTTATTATGGAGAATTTTTCTTGGAATGTTATAGGGCAAAAGATTATCAAGGAGATAGAGGAGATTTGATATGTATAAAACAGCTAAAATGAAGCCATGGTATCAGCGAAGGTTTTGGATAAAAATTAGGAAGACAGGTGATGTTTTAAATGTAAGTGATACAGAGTTAAAACATGCAATACATGAGTTTTATGTACCTTGGTGGGCGTGGCCATTGGAACTTTTACACAGAATCATTTATGGTAAGACAACTTTAGTAAATTGGGAGGGACAAGATGAGAAATTTTGATTTTGCTTTAGATTTTAATGCGGAACTTATAGAAGGTGGTAGATGGGAAGTACTTTCCTCTGGTTTAAAATATGTATTATCAGATATGCATAGTTCTGGTTTTCTAATACGAGATGTGGCAGATGTGTCTGTAAGTTTTGAAGAAGACAGGTTTGTGTTGGGAATTAAGTTGGAGGATAAAAATGAAGAAAACACTTAATGTAGGAGCAGGGGAAAGACAGTTTGATTTTTATCCTACCAAGAATTATAAATGCATCAATTTTGATGCTAGAGATATTGAGGGTATCGATGCTGTAGGGGATGTGAAAGACCTTCCTTATGAAGATGAAGAATTTGAATACATCCTTGCTTCAGATATTATTGAGCACTTCCCAATCGCAGAAACTACAGCTGTACTTAAAGAGTGGATGCGTGTTCTTAAGCCTGGAGGGGTTATTGAATTTAGACTCCCTAATCTTAAAGCTATATGTCAAGCATATATGACTGGTGTACGTGATGGTAAAGGTACTTCTTGGCTTCTTTATGGTGGGCAAGAGTATGAGGGTAACTTCCATTATGTAGGATTCGATCGCCAGTTCTTTAAAAATACTTGTGCAAAAGTGGGGCTTATGGAAATTACATATAATGAGGACGGGTTTAATATGATTGTTAGGATGAGGAAAAATGGGTGATATAAGACTGGTCCATGCTATATTTGTTAAAGATGAGGAACATTGTATAGACAGAATGCTTGATACTGTTCTTCCATATGTAGATGCTAGTTACATCATGATTGATGACAGAACTACAGATAATACTAAGGAGATTGTAGAGGCGAGGGGTTGTACTGTAAAGGAGTTCACATTCAATAACTTCTCTAAGACTAAGAATACTTTATTGAATTGGATACAGGCCGAGTTTGGAAAAAATGACTGGGTAATTGGTGTAGCGCCGGATGAAACAATTGAGATTAAGTTAGGTAAATCATTAAGACAGTTGATAGAGAAAGCTCAGGAAACAGATTATGATGCTTTCTACTTTCCCCGCAGACATTGGGCAGATTTAGAGATGAAGATTCCTGCCGAAAAAGATCATATTTGGTGGCCAGACTGGCAGTGTAGGCTAATGCGTGTGGACTTTCCTCGCATACATATGAGACGATATGTACATGAGGTTGCACAAGGGGTTAGAAGAACAATGCATGTAAAGGGGAGCCCGCTGCATCATTTTAATTGTTATTATAAAAAGCTTGTTGATTATGACTGGAATACGATGCTTAAATTTTATGATGAATTAAAAGCAAGAGAGATTAAAGAGAAAGGTCAGGATATCTGGCCAGATAAAGGAGAAATAATATGAAGGTTGCATTAGTGGGTGCAGGATATTGGGGAAAGAATCTAATTAGAACTTTTAATAATATAGGGGCACTCTCGGTAATTTTTGATAAGGATGAAGAGGTTTTAAAATCATTTAAAGAAGATTCAGTATATAAAGATATTGAATTCGGGACTGATTACACAGCCTGTCTTGATAGATGGGATATTAATGGCGTGGTTATCGCCACACCACCTGATTCGCATTACAAGATAGCCGAAACATGTCTGAATAAAAATAAACATGTTTTTATTGAGAAACCAATGACCCTGGATTCTAAAGAGTCAGAGGCTTTGGTTAAGTTGGCTGAAGAAAAGAAATTAATTATTATGACTGGTCATATTTTCTTATATAGTCCAGAAATTGTAAAACTTAAAGAAATTATTAATTCTGATGACTTTGGTAATGTTCGTTATATCTATACACAAAGACTAAATCTTGGTAAAATTCAAGATTGTGGAGTTATTATGGATTTAGCACCGCATGACATCTCGATTATAGATTATTTATTAGATGATACATGTGAAGGCGTTAAAACTGTTGCAGATAGCCATATTCTTGAAGATGTTGAAGATGTAGCATTTATAGCAATGCGTTATAAGTCTGGTCCTCTTGTACATTTACATTTAAGTTGGTTAGATCCATTAAAGGTTAGAAATACTATAGTAGTTGGGACTAAGCAAATGGTAGTTTGTGATTCTGGATCTAAAAAAATAAACATTTATAATAATTCTGTAGATATGGAGAAGAGAAGTGAAATATCAAATAGATCATATGCTGATCACCTGCTCAATTATAAGTACGGAGATGTGGTGTGCCCTTATATTCATAATGCTGAACCTATGAGTTTAGAGGCTGAAGAATTTATCAATTGTATGGAAAACAATAAAGTTCCTATAGCTAGTGGTGAACTTGGATGTGATGTTGTAAAAACCGTTAATGCTATGCGAGAGTCAATTACTGCTGGTGGATGGGTAGAAGTGGGATGAAGGTAGGTATCATTGTTGTGTCATTTAACCATTTTTTATTTACAAAGGCTTGTATAAATTCAATATTAGCTTATACTGATTCTAATTCATACAAGTTATGTCTTGTGGATAATGGTAGTACAGATGAGACTAAAATTTGGGCAAGAAGCCTTTTATCAGATAAGGTACTTGACAGATTTATAGATAATGATTATAATATGGGGGCTTGTAAAGCTTCAAATCAAGGTGTTAGTTGGGCTCTTAATGAGCCCGACCTGACCCATATTATGGTTATGGCTAATGATCACATTGTAACTGAAGATTGGTTACCTCCTTTATTACTTTCTGAATTTGATTGTACTAATCCCTTTGTCTTTCATAGTGTGTCTGAAATAAGAGCGCTTTATCCTAAAATAGGTCCGATTGTAGAGAAATATAAACCATTAAGACTTAAATATCTCCAAGAAGATAATGTTGATAATATGATTCATGTTATAAAACAAACATATGGTGATTTAAACAAGTTTGTTGATGCTTATAAAGCAGATAATATCAGTGATCCTTATATACCCACGGAAAGAACTTTTTGGCCGGGTCTTATTATTTATAAAAAGAAAGTAATAGAAAAGGTAGGATTAAAAGACGAAGAATATTTAAAATACGATCTTGCTTCATATGCTGACATAGATTATTATTTGAGAGTACATCTGGCAGGGTTTAGTTCAGGTATGGCCATGTTATCTTATGTTCATCATTGGGGATCTATTACCACTAGAAAATTAGGTTTGAAACAAGACAACGGATCAGCGGGTTATGTTAATAATGAGCTTGGAGCTTATAGGTATTTTATAAAAAAATGGGGTGTTGATCCTCATAATTTAACACCCTTACTAAAAAAAGGAGAACAATAAAAATGCAAAATAAGCCGTTTGTGGACCCCAAAAAACAAAGAGTTACTATATCTTTGGGAATACCAATGTATAATGAACTTATAAAAGGGAATTTACACGAGGCATTAGATAATGCATTAGAAGTTGGATTTGATGACATTGTGATTTTGGATGATGGAAGTACTGATGATTCTTGGACAGTTTTACAGGATTATGCCCAAAAATATCCTCATATAAGAATTTTTAGAAATGAAAATAATAGTGTTATATCTAGAGGAGGCAATAGATGGAAATTTGTTGTGGAAAAAATTGCTGAAAAGAGTCCTGATTGGGTGGTAGTAAAATCAGCTGACCAAATTTACTCACATAAAGCCACTATTATTGGCGGAGATTGTTTCAGAAAAAGGTTAACTGATTTCTATCATAAAGGTATTGAGTTGGTTAAGCTTCCTTTGGCTCATTTATGGAGATCAAGAACTTGGTATAGAGCTGACGATGTTTGGGGAAGGGATATAGCTACTCATTCTAAAGCCCCGATCTGGAGGTTTAGTGCTGGTTTTAATTATTCTAAACGAGAGAAAACTGGTGCTCATGTGGGTTGGCATCAACCCACTTATTTTGGTTATGGTAAAGGTAGAAGGCTTAAAGCTGCCGATATTAATTTTGGGGAAGATAAAACTAGTTGGGATATTGTTATTTTACATTTAGGGCATACAACCCATAATAAGAAAGTGCTTAAGTTTAAGTGGAGTATGGAGGCTGCTAGAGCTAATACTGACATAGGAAGAAGTATTCTAATGCCCCCACCCGAAAATATGCCCAAAGTTAGTAGTTGGATAAGATATAATGGTTATAAAGGGTTTTTTGAATTCAATATGGTTTTAAAAAAAGCACCGTCAATATGGTTTGCTGATGACACTCCAGTAGAACCTAAACCTATTCCTGAATCTATGTATAGCACTATACTTGAATACAACAAGAAAAGGGCAGAAGAATATCTTAAAATTTATAATAAAGCCTATAAAAATGTAAAAAAACCTAGAAGCAATGTAAAAAAACCCAAAAGTAATGTTAAAATGGCCAGACGGGATGCAGCAAAAATGAGATATAAGGCTGAAGAAGAAAGGGAGGGGGAAATATCATAATGAAAGAATTCAATAATTTTAGTGAGGTTATATTTGGTAACAATGTAACTACATTTCCAGGTATAGTTATAGGCCGCCCACCAATGGCACCAAAAGGATTAACAGAAATTAATTATAATAAATTAGAATTGAAGCCTGTTTTGATTGGAGACAATACTATTATTGGGGCCAATGTTGTTATATATAGTAATGTTAAGATTGGTAAGAATTGTCTTATAGGTGATGGTGTTCATATTAGGGAAGATGTTGAAATGGGTGATAATTGTATAGTTGGTATAAGCACTAAAGTTGGAGCTAGAACAAAAATAGGTAATTACACGAGAGTTATGGACTTGACAAATGTGGCGAGCGATGCTATATTAGGTAATCATGTTTTTATTGGCCCAGGGGTGATGATGGGGAATGATAATTCTATGGGAAGAGATAAAGCTAAAGGTGGTTTTGACTATACTGGGCCTATTATTGATGATTATGTTACTGTTGGTATGAATTCAAGCCTTTTACCTAGTATTAGAATTGGCAAGGACTCTATAGTGGCTGCAGGTTCAGTAGTTACTAGGAATATACCTCCTGGTGTACTTGTTATGGGGGCACCAGCTAAAGTTAAAAGGTATTTAAGAAATGAGGAAATTAGGGTTAAGGATATTTAATATGATAAATTATCTTTGGGGGTATGACATGGAGAGAATAAACGGGGTTTCCCTTTTTGCTAATGTGGGTATTGGAGAAACTTATTTACATGACGAAGGAATTAATATAAAAGTTGCTAATGAATTATTAGAGGATCGATGCATTTTTTATAAATACTTGTATCCTAGAACTGAGGTTGTTTGTGGGGATATTAAAGATAAACCTGTTTATAGAAATATTGTAAATTTGGCAAAAAAACATAAATGTGAATTTCTTATGGCAACTCCGCCATGTCAAGGAATGAGTTCGGCGGGCGCAAAAGATCCTTTAGACAAAAGAAATCTTTTGATAAAGTATGTTGTGGAATTTATAAAAGAAGTAAGACCTAAATATATTATCATAGAAAATGTTCAGGCTATGCTTAATACTTTTGTGGAAATTGATGGTCGCTTTTTTACTATACAAGATTATTTGTTTAGTAGTTTGGGGCCGCTTAGATATCATATACAAGTTAAGGTACTTGATGCTGCTGATTATGGAACCCCACAGCACAGACGAAGAGCTATATTTTTAATATCTAGTGAAGGTTGGTGGCCTTTTCCAGAAAAGGAAAATAGAATAACTTTGGAGACAGCTATTGGGCATTTACCTTCTTTAGAGAGTGGGGGAAGTTCTGATATAAAGTTTCATAAAGCAAAGAATCATAATGAAAGACATATTGAATGCATGAGATATACCCCTACTGGTAAGTCTGCTTTCGACAATGAATTTTATTACCCAAAAAGAAAGGATAATGTTAAGGTTAAGGGTTATGGAACTACTTATAAAAGGATGAGTTGGGATGAGCCTGCACCTACAGTAACTATGGGAAATGGAGCTATATCTTCACAAAATAATGTACATCCAGGAAGAAGGCTTGAAGAAGTTGATGATAAAGGTAATAAAATCATTTTTTATTCAGATGCTAGGGTTCTTACATTAAAGGAGCTTTTTATTGTAACAGGCCTTCCTGATGATTGGGAACCTTATCCAGAAGCCAATGAAAATTTAGTAAGGAAGGTTATAGGTGAATGTTTTTTGCCACAACTTGTTAAACGATTAGTTAGAAATATGCCTAAAAGGTAAAGGAGTTTTTATGGGTAAAAAAACAATTATTTTAAGTGAGTACGAGGAAAGTTTTCCTTCAAGCAAGAGAATGCAGTGTCCATCTAATGAAATATTATTCAAAAGCCCTTTTTGTCCTGGTTTTACAAAAAATGATACTTCGATTTTAGTTTTGAAATCTTTATATGATAGAGATTACTATTTTTATGGGGATTTTAAGTATAAAATTAAAGAAGATATGTATAAATGTTTTGGAAAAAATATTAATAATACTTGTGGTGAGCACCGTTTCAATAATCTAGAATATCATAATCTAATAGAGAAGTATGATTTTGATAAGGTTAGGTTGACTATATCAGGAAGGTCTCTTATAAGAGAAATTATTTCAAAAGATTGTAGTGAAAGTGAATGTATTAAGTCGGTATTGTCAGCATTTACTGAAGTAAAAGCAAAGAGTGTTGCTACTAAACGAGTTTCAGATAACATTAAAGTTTATGTTTATAGAGCACTTTTTTATTTTATACTTAAAAATGGTTTTATTACTGGAGAATTTTTAACATATAATTTTCCTTATATAACTAACGCCTCTATTTTGGAAACAAATCCAGATTTAAATATAGATTTATTGCTTTCTGGGCAATTTTATTCTAAATGGGTTGTGTGGGGTATTCAATCACTTATAAATATTGGTATAATAAAAGTCAATTTCAAGAAAGTTGATGGTGATATTGATGATAAGAAGTTTAATGCTCGTATTTCTGCAATAGAGAATAATAAGGATCTTAATAATAAAACAAAGAATACTTATGTTAATTATCTTAAAAAATGGTATTTTACTGAACTCTATTTATCACCTAAATGGAAGAAAGAGGTTGAGCACTATTTTGGTCATTTTTCAGTAAATGATTTGTTTTATAGTGATGAAAATTATAGAGCCGGGTTTATGGCTGGCAGAAAGGTTAAACCTGTAAGAAATTATAAAATTATTGAGTTTGCAAAAAAAAGAGATAATTATACTTGTCAATTGACAGGAATAAAATTGAATTGGAATGGGGCTGATGGTAAAACTTATTGTGAGCTTCATCATATTCTTAGGATGTATAAGCAGGCTTACTATTTGAAAAAATATAATTTTGATATAGACATTCCTGAGCTTACTATAACTCTTCATCCTGAGATCCATAGAAAAATAGAAAATGCACCACTAAGTGAAAAAAAAGATTTATTAGATAAACTATTTGATGATTTTATATCAGATGAAATAAAAGAAAGGCTTGAATTGGCCCGTGAAGAGTTTTATAAACTTTATGAAATTAAATCTGATAAGGAATATTATAAATAAAAAAGATAGGAAAGTTTAAAACGCAAGATTTAAGAAAGGATGAGAGGGAACTATAATGTATAATGTAATAGATATAGATGTGGAATTAGAAGGCGGTATTTTAAATGGACATTTTTGTATCATTGGTAGGGGGGTAACTGTAGATGTTGGTTCAACTATAGGTAGTTACTGTGAACTTGAAGAATACACTACAATAGGAAAGAATTGTACACTACAAGGTAGAGTAAGAACAGGACCTCATGTGGTTATAGAAGATGATGTTGTTATTAAGTATGGAACTATTCTTACTGATACAGCACTAGTAAAAAGAAATGTATTTATAGGACCAAATGTTATAACACTTGGTGGAGGTCACGATAGAAAAAGGATTAATGGTACAGTTATAGGAAGAAATTGTTATATTGGTGCTGGAACAAAAATAGCAGGCGGAGTAGAAATTTGTGACAATGTGGTTACTGGTGCCAATTCTTTTGTAAACAAAGATATAACTGAGCCTGGGATATATGTTGGAACTCCTGTAAGAAAAATAAAGGAGATAAATTATGAATAATTTGGATAGTTTTATAAATTGGCAGAAATCTAGGTTTGATATTCTTAAAGATAAACAAATTTGGGGTCCGGATGGTTTTATTAATCATCATATAGAGGATATTTTTAAAAAAGATTTAAAAAAGTTTAAGGATTTTATATCTATTTTAATTAAAAATTATAAAGATTATGAAGATTTGGGTAATATAGTGTATAATGGTTATTGTCAGAGTTTAGATTTATTGGCTCTTATAAATTTTATTAGAATAAATCAACCGTCTTTATATTTTGAGGTGGGATCTGGAAACTCTACCATGATCGCTAGTAAAACTATAAGTAATAAAAATTTAGATACTAAAATAATATCTATTGATCCTGAACCAAGAAGAGACGTTGATTTGGTATGTGATAAGGTTATAAGAAATAAGCTTGAAGATTTAGAATCTTGGGAAGATTTAGATAAAATAAAGAAGAATGACATCGTGTTTATAGATAGCTCCCATGTGTCTAAAGGTTATAGTGATGTTTCAATGGTTTTTTCAACTTTAATACCTAGACTACCCCAGGGAGTTATAGTACACATACACGATATACATTTACCATTTAATTATCCTAAACATTATTCCCATTGGAATGAACAGTATTTATTGATCCCATATTTATTGAGTGATTATTTTGAAATATTGTTTCCAACATTTTTTATATGTCATTCAAAATTTTTTAAAGATGATTTAAGAAAATTTCCAGAGAATTTTGGAGAAAAATTAGGGTCTTCTATATGGTTAAAAGTAAAGTAAATAAGTAGGGACCAAAAAAAATACTTAGTCAACTAGGTTATATATAGGAGATAATTATGGATAAAACAGTATGTAAAAATTGGGAATTGAATTATACATGTGATGGTTGTGGTATATCTATAATGAATGCTACAAAAAA